TTGGTTCGCAGGCTGTCTCGCTGCACCTGCCGCCCCAGCTGAAGTTCGTGGCTCACCGTATCCTCAAGTCCGAGGGTCGCGTGGCTACGGCCGACAACGACACGAACGCGATGCGCGACATGGGCCTTTTCTCGAAGGGCTACACTGTCAACCACCGCTTCACTGACCCGAACGCTTGGTTCATCCGGACGGACGTTCCGAACGGCACCAAGATGTTTGTGCGTGCCCCGCTTGCCACGAAGGACGACGTTGACTTCCTGACCGGCAACATGCGCTACAAGGCCCGCGAGCGTTACTCGTTCGGCTGGTCTGACTGGCGTCAGTGGTACGGCTCCTCTGGTTCAACCTAATGGATTGGGGGTTTAGGCCCCCTTTCCTCCAACCTGCTAGGAGAATCAGATGACTACCTTCAGCTATCCTGTCAACATCAAGCGGCCCGAAATGGGCGAGGCTGGCGCGGCTGCGGTCGCTGCTCGTGTCCCCGCCCGCTATTCGGTCCGGATTGGTACGGCTCAGACGGGCACCGCAGCGGGCACCACCACTATCCCCCTGTTCGTTGCACCGGCCGGCTCGACCTTCTACGAATGCGTTATCGACGTTGTCACCGCCTACGACAATGACGAAACCAACTTCACGATTGGTACGGCCGCTGCCCCTGCTACTCTGTATGCGGCGACCACCGTCAACACTGCTGGGCGTCTGGCGTATGCGGCTTCGGCTGCTCAGGTCTCGACCAATAGCATTGCGCTGACGGCCGACACCACTGTTCAGGCTATCGTCTCGATCACCACGTCTACCGTTACGGCGGGCGATGTGATCGTTCACGTTGTTATCGGCTAAGGATGGGCGGGCCAGCAGCAATGTTGGTCCACCTTCCCTCGTGAGGTTACGAAATGGCTACCAGCGGAACCTCTGATTTCAGTCCCACTTTCGACGAACTCCTTCAAGACGCTGCTGGAATGGTTGGCGGCGAGCCGATCCTTGCCGAAGAACTTCAATCGGCTATGCGCGGGCTCGACTACCTCCTCACCCAAATCCAGAACCGCAACGTCCTCCTTCACAAAATTGAAACGACGACCATCCCGACTTCGATTGGTCAGTCCCAGATCACCTTCGACAACACAATCCTCGATACCCTCAACATTGCTGTTCGAGACACTTCCAACAACAGCATGACCATCGAGCGGCTCGGCTATGAAGGCTGGGCCCAAATCCCCTCCAAAGATCAGACGGGCCGACCCGTCCAATACTGGTTTGATCGGCGCCTCGACGGCAACACCTTGAACTTGTGGCCCATACCTAGCGCCGTCTATGATCTCGTCATCACCGTCCAGAAGACGACCGAAGATACGATCCGGGCCTACAACAACATAGACGTTCCGCGCCGCTTTCTTCCCGCCCTCCTCTATGGCCTTGCCTACTATGTGGGTATGCGGCGTCTTAATCGCGTTCCAGTTGATCGCCTGCAACTCCTCCGCGCTGAATACGAAGCAGCAATTAAGGAGGCCATGCGCGAAGACCGTGAACGCGGGTCCATCTATATTCGAACCGCGCGAGCCTACTGATGCCATACACCTATGACTCGCTCCGCACCGACATCATCGCGAACATGGAAGAAGACTCCGCTGAATTTGAGGCGGCCATCCCTTCCATCATTACGCGCGCCCAATCCTACCTGCAACGCCGAGTTGATCCGGTCGCCCTAATCCGATTTACAGACGTAACAGTTAGCGCCTCCGAACGTAACGTTCGCCTGCCTTCCGACGTACTCGTTTTGAAGAGCCTTAACTTGGCGACTTCCACCGAGAACGTCAACCTAATCCAGCAGACCAACGAATACCTCACAGCCTACTGGCCCATCTACACTTCGGTCGGGCGGCCCAAATACTACGCAACCAAAGACAACTCGGCCGTCTTTCTAGCCCCAACTCCTAATGCAAACACCCTGGCTACCCTCGAATACATTCCGAAAGTCACGATCCTTTCGACGGCCGCCCCTTCCAACTGGTTCTCCGATAATGCTGAAGTGGCGTTCTTCTCGGCGGCTATGATGTATGCCAACGCCTGGACCAAGAACTCCAATGCCATTGCAATTTGGAAGGCCCAGACGGACGAGGAACTGGCAGCCATCAACAATGAGGCCCGGCGCGCTCGCCGCTCTGACTCCTCTGACCGGACGCAAGGTAGCCCCGAGAACAATATCGGTGAAGGCTTACGATGAGCGTCTTCGATATGTGGTCCGTATGTGACCGCTGTTCATTCGAATATAAACGACGCTTCCTCCGCAAAGAAACCACTGGCTTTGTTGTCTGCCGCTCCTGCTACGACGGCAAATACGATCTCAGGAGCCACCCCCAAAACAGGTCGGCCCGGCCACGCCTTGAATCTCGAATGGTTCCAGACGGGCGGGCACCTATCGACCTCTCTTACTATCTGGCCCAAGAAGATTTGGGTGCCATCCTTCAAGAAAATGGTGGGCAGATCAACGGCTCCGATGCTGTCTGGACGCCCTCGCAAAGCACCTACATTTGAGGGCCAGCCATGAACATCGACGCCGTCTGGGAACTCATAATCAAGTTCATCTGGCCCCTTGCCCTCATCTATGCCGGCTATCTGCATCGGGAACTTGCCATGGCCTTCCGCAAAATCGAAGACCTGACGGCCCGGCATTTCGAGTTCAAGGCCCAGATCAGTAAAGACTATGCCACCCACGCAACAGTCCGCGATCTTGAAAATCGTTTGACAGACGTGCTAAATAGAATTGATGACAAAGTAACTCGCATACTGGAGCGCGACCGCAATGGCTAGTACATTTGACGCCCTACTCCGTCTCGAACTCCAGCAGACTGGCGAGAACGCCAACACCTGGGGCGAGAAGACCAACACCAACCTCGAACTGATTGCTGATGCCATTGCTGGCTCAACCTCCATCAGCATTGCCGGCACGGGCGACTACACCCTATCCACCGCTAACGCGGCCATCGATCAAGCCCGCAAGATGTTCATCACTCTGACGGGTGTCCTTACGGGTGCGCGGGCGATCATCGTCCCCTCCAACTCCAAAGTCTACGTCATCTACAACAACACGTCGGGCGCTTTCGCAGTCACCGTCAAAACGGCCTCCGGCGTCGCGGCCACAGTTCCCCAAGGCTACTTGTCCCTCGTGGTCTGCAACGGCACTGACTGCTTCGCCGTCAACGAAGTGAACCGGGTCTCCAAGGCCGGCGACACCATGACTGGCGCACTAACATTGCCCGGCGACCCAACCAACGCCCTCCACGCCGCCACCAAAGGCTATGTTGACGCGGCCACCGGCACCGACCTCTCCAACTACTACACCAAAGCAGAGTCTGACGCCAAGTTCCTAGATGTAGCCGGCGACACAATGACCGGCTTCCTAACGCTTAATGCCAACCCAACTAGCAACTTACATGCTGCTACCAAACAATATGTCGATGGCCTGATTGGCGGAAGCACTATTCCTTCTGGCGTTATCACCATGTGGTCAGGCTCTGTCTTTGGCGTGCCTGCCGGATGGGCACTCTGCAACGGTGCTAACGGAACTCCTGACCTTCGTGACCGTTTCGTTATCGGGGCCGGTAGCGCATTTTCACCGAATGCTACAGGCGGCACAGTCGCAAAAACAACTAACACGGTAGCCGGTCATAATCACGCCGGAAGCACCGCCGCCACTGGGGGCTCACACTCCCACGGAGGCAGCACCGGCTCGACTACCCTCACAATCAGCCAAATCCCTTCCCACGACCACGCCCCACTTTCCCCCTACACGCAATTCTTACAGGGCGCTCCCTTCCAAACCCAAGACTCTATTCGCGGCCTCACTGGAAGTAACGATACCTTTAATGAGACTTGGTTCTCGCGCCCCATAAAAACTGCGACAACGGGCGGCGGCGGCGGCCACACTCATACGATTTCAACCGACCCCGGCCACACACATAGCCTGTCCATGACCACAGACGGGGCACACTCCCACACTATTGACGATATACGCCCGCCGTTCCTTGCCCTCGCATATATCATGAAGCTCTGATGTCAGACTCTCTTCAAGACCAAATCTTAACGGCGATTCCGTTTAGCGCGGGTATCGTCAAGGAGCAGACCAAGAAGGCAGCCGACAATTTTTGGGTCGATTGCGACAAGGTCCGCTTTAGGCTTGGCAAACCCGAACTGATTGGCGGCTGGCAGAACGTCTCGACGCCCCTCGAAAACGCCAACTTAGTTGGCTCGGTCAGGGCCATCGAAACTGTCAGGGCGCTCGACGGACAGAAGGCCGCAGCCATTGGAACCCACGTTGGTCTCTTCTCCTCCAACCTTTCTGAGTTCGATCTGATCTCGCCGATCACTACGGTCGTGCCGACTTCCAGCGCCTTCTCAACGTCCGCAGGCTCAACCCTAGTGGTCGTATCTATTCCGGCGCACGGGCTTGAAAGCCAGACGTTCATTGCGATTTCGTCGGCCACGGCTACCATCGGTGACAACATCGTCATCAACACAACTGCCCAGCCGACCCGCCGCTTTCAAGTCCAAGTCATCGACAGCGACAGCTTCAGCATTGATGTGGGTGTCACAGCGGCAGCAACTTCAACACAGACTGGTGGCGACTTTACAGTAACACAATACTACGTCGCGGGCCGAGAGTCAAATGAAATCTTGAGCGGCTGGGGAACCGGCGAATGGGGCGGCAACTTCGGCTGGAACACACCCAACCCCGGCACATTCGTCAGCCCGCTCCGTCTGTGGTCCCTCGACTTGTGGGGCACCGAAGTCATGGCTGTCCCGACCAGCGGCCCTCTCATGCTGTGGCAACCCCAAGTCGGCCTGACCTCGCCTGCCGTAATTGTGACCGCCGCACCATCCGTCAACCAGATTGTCCGTGTGGCACCCGAAGCCCGGCACGTTGTTGTCTATGGAACCCACGATATCCTCGGCAACTACGATCCGCTCCTCATTAGGTGGTGTTCCTCCGAAGACTACACTGACTGGTCACCGACGCTGACGAACACAGCCGGCGAATACAGGTTACCGTCTCGGGGCTCTGAAATCCGGAATGTGACGCGCATGACCGACAAGAGCGTCATATTGACCGACACGGACCTGTTTACCCAGAACTACATTGGGTCCAACGACGTGTTCGGCTTTGTTCGCGGGTCCGAAAACTGCGGCGTCATTTCCCGCAACGCGGCCGTCGAATACAACGGTGTTCTCTATTGGATGTCAAACAACGGCCAGTTCTTCCTCTACGACGGGCGCGTCCAGACTATCCCCTGCCAAGTCCTTCGGTTCGTATTCGACAACTTGAACATCTTCCAACTCGACAAAATTTGTGCCGGCGTCAATTCCCGCTTCAATGAGGTCATCTGGTTCTACCCGACTTCTGCCAGTTCTGAGAACAACCGCTACGTCATCTACCATACGTTGGAGCGGCATTGGACTGTGGGCACGCTCGCCCGAACTGCGTGGAAAGACTCCAGCACTTTTGAAGACCCTATTGCCGCTGGCCTTTCGGGAACCGGCATCTATTACCATGAGGTCGAACACTCTGATGATGGCATGCCCCTCCAAGCCTACATCGAGTCTTCCTTCTTCGACATTCAAGACGGCGACGCGATCCTCTTCTCCAATAAGGTTGTGCCGGACTTCTCGAACATCTCGAACAACCTCGACTTCACGGGCAACGTATCCATAACTTTGCAGGCCCGCAAGTATCCTGGCGGCACGATCATCACCAAGGGTCCCTTCACAGTTCAGACCGCCAGCCAAAAAATATCTACCCGGCTGCGGGGCCGTGAGTTTGCGGTTCGCATAGACTCCAACCTCATTAACGCTCCGTGGCGACTCGGTGAGTTCCGCATGGCCCTCGAAGTAGACGGTAAGCGATGACCCGCCGTCTAACTTCTAGGACATTTCCTGATCCGCCGGCAGACTGGGACCCCTCCTCCAAAGAAGTTTGGAACCGCTTGGTCCGCACACTCGAAGCCTCTGACCTTTTTGATAGGGGCCGGCGAACTCGCCCGCAGTTTATTGTCAAGGGCACCGTCTCTGCCCCCGTAACCCTCGACCTCTCAGCGCCCGACCTGACGGAACTCACGAACATTGTCGGCAAACTCCTGATCGCTCTTCAGAGCAGCAACTTTGCTGATGTCCGCGAAGACCTTTAACTTGCCCTGCATTTATGCTATAATGGGCTGTCGAGGTTCCAGATGAGCGGCTCCATATCCTATCTCACACCCTTTCAGCAGACCCTTTATAATGCAACCGGAATTGATCCGTTTGCGTTGCCGCCCTCTCCTAATGAGCAGCAGGCACAGAATCTGCTGACCCAGATGCTGCTTGCTGAACAACAGGCCGCCCCAAAAGCCCCGCCAGCACCAAATGAATCTGCCGTAAATACTCTTATTGACATCTCATCTGGCGGAACCGCCAACGAAACTCCTTACGGCGGGGTAGGTCCCCAAGGCAACGCCAGTCTAGGCAGTTTCCGCGCCGATGTCGAAGCCGCCCGCAATATCGGCTTGGACAGGTTTGGACTTTCTCTAGCCGCTAACCCGGCCAGTCTCATGACTGGAATCCCGGCAACATTGGCTGCGGCTGCCGTGCGAGGTATTACTGGGCAACCAAATCCAAACCAAATTCAAAATGCTTGGGGTTTGCGAGGGCTCGCCCAAGCTTTGCGAGGCGCCTATACAGGTATGCCGGTCGATAAGCCTTATAGCATGACGGCCACAGAAGCCATGATCGCGGCAGAACAATTGGCGGCGGCTTCAGCGGCAGCGAAAGGTGGCACCGGCTACGGCGGCAGCAAAGACGATACTATGGCCGACGTGGTTGGCTGGGGAGCCGAAGACAAAGGACAGGCCAGCACCGAAGGCGGAAGCAAAGATTCTGGACCCTCTGGTGGTGGTGGCCCGGCTGGCGGCGGTGGAGGCGGAGCAGCATCCGGCCCCGGCGATGAATCTGAATCCGGTGGCTTTGGTGCTGCCAAGCGGGGCGGACTTGCTACTCCCTACGGCTTTATGGGACCTGAAAAGTTTGCTGGCGGTGGTCAGGTTATTGAGTTGCAGGGTGGAGGCAAGGTTGCGGTTGGCCCTGGTGGCGGACTCGACGATCTGATTCCGACCAGCATTAATGGCAGGCGAGCGGCTGCTCTGTCTGATGGTGAGTTCGTTGTTCCTGCGGATGTCGTCTCTATGATGGGCGACGGTTCCTCCAATGCAGGTGCCCGCCGACTCTACGATCTGGTTCGCCAAATCCGCGAGTCTAAGACAGGCACTGCCCGCCAAGCGGGACCGCTCCCCGTAGGCGAAATTCTGAAAAGGACCATGTCATGAGCGGCACTACTACCCGTACCGAAACTACACAGCTTACGCCCGCCGCTCAAGAAACTGCTCTTCAGATGTTTCAGCGGGCGCAAGAAATTGCTGCCCAGCCCTATCAGGCGCCGCCGACTGCCGGCTTCAACGAAGCAGACTACCTCGCTAAGAACCCCGACGTTGCGGCTGCGGTTCAAGGCGGCGCTTTCAAATCCGGTCTCGAACACTACCAACAATATGGCTTTAAGGAAAGTCGGCCGGGTGCACCCCAACTCGTAGCCCCCTTCTCTGCCGATCAGCAAGCGGCCTTTGAGGCTACACGCCAGATCGGTCAGCAGGCCCAGCAAAACTACGAACAAATGGCGGCGGCCACTCAAGCCTCGATTATCCCCGAGACCATGGGGCAAATCCAAGGCATGGCCGGCACCCTCGGTGGACTCGCTCAACAGGGCGCCCAATTCCTGCCGGGCCTCCAAACCGCCGCTCAACAGGGCGCCCAAATCGCCGGGCAGGCTGGCGGCTATACTGCTCCACAAGCGCAGGCTCTTAGTGCGGCCCAAGGATTTGCCGGTCAGACTGGCCAGTTTACGCCTGCTCAGGCAGCCGGCCTTCAGATGGGCACCGAGGTTGCTGGGCAGGCCGGGGCACTCCTTCCCATCGGTCAGCAGGCTGCGGGCGTCGGTCAAGGCCTCGCGAACGTAGGCACCGGGCTTCTGCCCACTACGCTTTCGGGCACGATGGGTTTGGCGCAAGCCTTCCCTGGCGTCAATATCGGCGCCTACATGAACCCCTATACCGAGCAGGTTCTGGCGCCCGCTCTCGAAGATCTTGCCGAACGTGCGGCCATCCAGCAAAATGCCTTGAACTCCCGCGCGGCTATGACGGGTTCGTTCGGTGGTTCTCGTAATGCGCTGGCCCAGCAACAATTCAACCGCGACCTTCAACGCGAAACTGGTCGGCTTGCCGCCCAAGAATATGCCCGTGCCTTCGACGTTGGTGCCCAACAATTCCGCACCGACCAAGCCATACTGCCGGCCCTCTATAATCAAGCGTTTGGCCAACTCGCTTCGGCTCAAGGTCTGCAACGCGGCGCCTCTGATCTCGGAACGGCTGCTCTCGGCCAACTCGGGCAGGCACAGGGTCTCGCAAAGGGTGTCTCCGAACTCGGCCTTCTGGGTCTGGCTGGCCTGCAAGCGGGCCAAAACCTTCAGCGCGGCGTGGCCGACATCGCACAAACTGGCCTTCAGGGTCTGGGTGCTGCCCAAGGCTTGCAACGCGGCGCTGCCGACCTCAACCTCGCTGGCCTCCAAGGCATTTCTGCCCAGCAGCAACAGCAGGCCGCTCCAGCTGCCCTGCTCCAACAGGCCGCCAACCTCGAAAACCAACGCCTCGGACAACTGTCGGGTCTTAGCGCAGCGAACGCTGGCCTCCTTGCCACACAGGTCAATCCGCTCTTGGCGACTGGCGGCATGCAACAAGCCCTCGATCAAGCGGCTCGCGACCGCATGGATGCCCTTGCTGCCCAGCAACAAAACTTCCCGCTGCGCGGCTTCGAAGTTCTCCGCAGCGCACTCAGCCCACAGGCCGGTCAAACCACTGTTGCCACAACCCAGGCGCCCCGCCCCAACGCTACCGCCCAAACTGCCGGCCTAATCATGGGTGGCCTCAGTTCCCTCCCGTCCATCTTCCAAGGCGCATCTGCTCTCTATGGTGCGGGCAAGGGGGCATATAATTGGTTAAGTGATCAGTTCGCAACTTATCCATCTGTAGCGGCTACACCAATGGCCAGTAATTGGTCCAGTGATCCTTTTGGTGCGCTTCCGGCACTTTCTGGCGCAACCACAGGTTTTAATTTTGGTTGATAGCCTTGAATAGATGAGCGGAGTTTGGTAAGATGAGCGGCAGCATGCAGACAGGTTCTGGAACTCCTATTGTGACGGAAGGTGCGGCTGGTAGTCGGCAGCCTTATGGGGATTTCTTCTCGGCATATGAGAGGATGCAGCAACTCCGTCAACCCCAATCATCTGGTGGCTTCTTTGATATGACGCCGGCCCAACAAAGCGCCCTCGATAGGTTGGGTGCCCTGGGTGCAGCCATGGCTTCGACCCGCAGTCCTACGTTTGCCGGGGCTCTCGGTGAAGGCTTGCAAGCCATGCAGCGGACAGCAGCCAGCCAGCGCCAAGAAGAACGCCAGAACCGCCAGACAGATATGGAGGCCGCTTACCGGGCCGCGTCTGAGGCTCGTCAACTCCGCGAAATTCTGAACCGCGAAGACCCTAATTCTTTGCAAGGCCAAGAACTCATGGCCCGCATTCGGCAACTCAACGAGCAAGCCAACTATTATGCTCGCCGTCCCAG